CTTCTTCAGCAATGACGGTTTCGCCATCATGCTCAACTGAATCGCCAAATCCTGCAGAAGCAGCTGGCTGATTAAACATCTTAGAAGTGCCTGCATTCTTTGGTGCACCAGCCTTATCGCCTGGTGTGCTTGCCTGACCTGGCTTTGGTGCAACCTTAACAGCCGCAGCTGCTTTCTTACCAATTGAAATATCAGCGTCTTTCTGACCATGACCATTTGCCATATCTGGACCAGAATAATCGTCTGTTGGTGTTGCGCCGCCAAGATCACTGACTTGTGCTGACATTTTTTGTGCTGGCTCTTGTTTCTTGCCAATTGTGGCATTTAGAATTTCAGCAGCAGATTCGGATAATGACTTGCCCATTTGAAAACTCCTATTACGGTTATTTTATTTATAAAAGTTAAAGTTTTGACAAGAAGTTCTCAAATATTCTTAGCGAGACTTCTTCTAGTTGACGTTGCTTAGCATTCTTGATTTCATCATACATTTCAACGATATTGATTTCTTTTACAATACCGTTATCCCAAACCCACTCTTTACCTTCCATGATGCCTTGAACAAAGGCACCAGGAGCTGAAGGATCAGCAACGATGTCTGCCGCTGTGGCAAGATAATAATCATCCTGTACGACATTTACGCCATTCACTTCCTTTAAAGAACCCATACCTCTTGAAGATACACCGAGTGTTGCACCACCTTCCATAAGGCTCTTTGCAATTTTACCCATTGGTGTCTCAAGAATTTTTGCTTTACCAACAAATATATTACCTTCCTGCTTGAGTGATGTAATAAGATGTGATACGCGATCTAGATTGATGCTTGGAGAATCTGGGTGACCCAATTCGCCAAATGCGCGATTCTTTGAGATATACTCATCTGAATATCTCTTTGCTTCTCTGGCTAATAGTGAACTCTCATACATACGACCATTGCGATTTTTAGTATCAGCAACAAGGAATGGTCCCTGAATATAGAGCGACTTTACGCCATTCTTTTCTTCAGTGATGTACTTAACTTCTTCTATTGTTTCTGTAATTAATTTCATTTTAGAGTCCTAGTGACGCTCTCTTTCTGAGTGATCTTTTACGCTTTATTAAAGCGCGTGCCATTTTTGCCTTACGCTTTAATTTACCTTTACGCTGTGCAAGTTTACGTTTCATTCTTTCGCGATTAGACATTCGTGTAAGTTTTCCACCGCGAAGTGTATATCCCTTTACGTTAGAAACTTTCTTTCGACGCTGAACTTTACCACCACGAACTCTAGCCTTAATAATTTTAACTCTAGCTTCGTCTAAAGAAACAGCAACATGTAATTTTAAAAATTCTAACTTCTCAGATAAAATTTCATCCATTCTATTATTTATATCAATTGATTCTGTTGTATTCATTATCTTTTTTTCGCTTTTTTCTTTTTAGCAGCAATTGGAATTTCTCTTTGTTTTTTCTTACTAATAGCTTTGATCAAATCAGCAAGCGCAGTACCAACTCCAGGAATAACATTTACATATTCATTAATAGTTGATTCATGCTGAGCCATTATTGGATTATCTTTACTAAAAGACTTTCCGAATGGAACTGTAAAAGTAAGATTATATCTATCATTCACATAAAGTGCAACTCTTTGTCCATCAGGAAAGAGTCTAATTCCTCTACGACGAAGCACTAGCATTGCTGGAGGATTCAGATCTTTACTAAGATCTTCAGCCACATTTAACTTTTGTCTTAACTCTCTAAACTTCATTTTTGCTGCTTTGGCGCACTCATTTTCTGTATATTCTTCAATGTGTTCATTGCTGTTGGGCGTGAAACATTACGCAAGCCACCAGTCTTTTCAAAATATTTTGTTAGTAATGTTCTATGACTAGCGGATAGTTTGTTAACATCGCCAACTTGCTTATATCTACGAAGAGCTGCCATTGTTGCTACTCTATTTGGATCTTTCATCAATTGCAATTGTTGAGCATCACTTAACTGTGGAACAGCTGCTTCTGATAATTGAATTTCTTCTCGTAGTTGTTTAAATGTTTTCATTTTTTCTTTCCTGCAACTGCCATTGCTTGGAATTTTTTCTTGCCATATTTCTTACGACCGATATAAGCAGCAAGTGCAGCAGGGTTACTAGCTCCTTTAGCCGCAACAGCTGCCTTTACTTTCTCAAATCCCATGTACTTTTCATCCACCTGCTCTGCTTCTTCCTTCATGCTAAGGGAAGGTAAAAAAAGTCCCGAAGCAATTTCAACTTTCTTTACTTCTAAAGCATCAGAAAGTTTACTGTTCATAAGATCTACAAATGTTTGTGTTGCTTCTTCTGAATCATTTGTAATGATTGCTTCTAAGAAATTTTTTGGATCCATTTTGAACTACTCCGTAAGCAGGGTTATTTGTTATTTATATTTTCAGCGGGCTGTGATGGTGTTTGAGCGATTACTTGCTGTGCTTGCTGTGTTTGTGCAATTTTCATCATGATTTCTTGCTCAGCATCAATTTGATCTTGCATCTCTTTGATTTCATGCTCAGTTAGATGCAATACATTCTTACGCACCCAGTCCATTGAATAGTATGTACCGACATAAGGAACAAGACTATTTAACAGCAACACTCTTGAAGCGATTAATTCTGATTCTTTTAACTCAGCAAAGTTGTTGTCCTTTAGGAAGTCATAATGAATATATTCTTTCAATTCTTCCCATTCTTCATAAGAAGCAATTCCCTTTAGAGCGAGCTGACGCTTCATCAACTCATCAAAAAGACCAGTAAAACGATTGCGCAATCTATCAATGAATTTGGCAAACTTCAGTTCATCTCTTGTAATTTCATTTGTACGACCAAGAGAAAATGTTTGTTCTCCCTGTAGCCTTGAAACAGGGACATTTAGTGATTTGTAAAGTTTATTCTCAAAGTAATTGACATCAGTCAACTCGCCTAAATTTTGTCCAGCTGGTAATGTGCTGATTTCAGTCGATTTACCTTCGCCGCGTCTTGGAATCCAGAAGTCTTCAATCATTGACATGAAACGACGATCATCGCGTACTTCACCAGTATTTGAGTCATACACAATCTTATTGCGGAATTTCGTCATAATATCGCGCAAATATTGATCGGCTTTTGCTTTTGGTAAATTACCAACGTCAATGTAGAATACACGACGTTCTGGTGCGCGTGATAAGCGATAGATGACTACAGCATCTTCAATCATACGCAATTGATTCAATGGCTTAATTGCTTTGTGCAAATAAGACAAAACCATATTACGGCTGATATCCATCAATCCTGAGTTGATATTCACAACTGCATCAGATGCAATTTTAACAGCAGCATCTACTGGACTTGACATTACCATATTACCAGCAGAAGTTGCCTTGTCATTGTACACATAGAATTCTTCTGTCCCATTAACAATTTCAATTCCAGTTCTTGGATCTTTAGATTTAGTAACTGAGCGCACTTTGCGTGTTTTTCTTGGATCAAGGTAGACTAGGTTTGTAATACCAGCCTTTGGATTGGCTTGGTCAATTTGAACTTGATAGAATAATCTTCCGTCAATATACCAACGACGAAAAATATCAGAACCAGAGTTCGAGAAGTCTAGTAGTCTTAGAACGTTCTTGAATTCTTCTCGAATAATTTCTTTAAGATTATCTGATTGTTTCAATTCATCTAGAACAATTGCAACAGATTCGCCTTTCTCGTCATGAACAACAGCTTCATTAACAATATCATCAACAGCTTGCTCAACTTCTGGCTGCATAGCCATGGAACGATAACGAGAGATTAGTTCGTTTTCGTTCTTAAATGCAGTTTCTAAATTGAGATAAGTGCCATAGTATCCACCTATGGCACTTGAGTTTATTGTCAGTGCACCATCATCTTCTTGTGGTGGTGCAATTGCTGGCTGCTGAGACTCAGGGGCAAGTTCGTCTTTTCGCTTGATTTCAAAACCAAACAGGTTAATAGGCATAAATTAGCTCCATATCAAAGAATAAGATTGTGCAGCTTCTGGAATATTAACCAGAAGTTGAACCATCTTGTGTATTGAAGTTTGCACCTGGGTTGTTTCTAGAAACAACACGGTCATCAGTTGTCCAATACTGATAAGCAAATGTCACTGAGAATTCTTCAACGGTATCGTTATTACCCCAGTCAAGGTCGATTGGAGTAATATCAGTTGGGAACATACCATGGAATGTATATTCCTTGATTTTGCCTCCAGCTTTACCGTATTGAATTACAGTTGCTTGCTTTGAGTACTGAGTTGAATTAATTTTGTTCTGTGCACGAAGATTTCCAGCATTTGAACTTAGTGCGCTGTGCCATCTTTCGAATGTGTTGCGCTGTCTGAAATTCTCGTCGTTAATAACTGTAACAGTCCATTCAGCAAATGTTCTGTTACCAGCTAATTTTACAGCTCGACCAAAATAAGGAACTTCAATAACTCCGACTGTTGATCCAGGAAGCTGTGCTGTTTTGCACATAAACACAAAGTCAGTATCAATTACCCCATCAATATTTGGTACGCGGACTTCAAACAGGTTTGGTCGTGCACCATCTAGCTTCAATGTACTTCTAAATTCGTTGACATTAAATGCCATTTTGCTCTCCTTAGAGTTCTATCTTATTTATTAGAAACGACCAACTACTTCTTCAAAGTTTACACCAGTGCGTAGAGCAACAAAGTTCAACTGAATGAAGTTGATGCTTCTGGTTGGCTTGATGTAAATATCTCCGACGAACTCATTACGATCAATTACGTCTGGTGTATTGTTTCTTTCGTCGCAAACAATACGGTAGTCATAGATTCCACGACCAGCCTGTACAGAGCGTAGATATGGATCAACTAGGCTGATGAACTGACTACGAGTGAAATCGTCGTTGAACTCGAACAAGTTAGATCTTGCTGCAGCAGCGATTGATGTTTCTAGTTCGATGAACAATCTACGAACATTAATACGATCAAATGCACTTGGGCGACCTAGAAGTGTCTTATCTCCAAAGAGGTAGGTGCCTTCTCCGTTGAATGTTACAACTGGGTTAATGTCTGACTTATAAAGAGTATCGCGATCTGCCTTGCTTGGATTATAAGCTAGGCGAACGATATTCTTGATCTGACCGCGAACCTGACCAGCTGGTGAGAACCATGGCTCTCTTGTAGCATCTGTACGAGCGCAAAGACCAGCCATATCGCCGTTTAATGGAGTATAACGATAACTGTCATTGTATTTGTCGTATTGATACTTCCAACCACTATCCATTACACCATATGAGGAGTAAGAAATTGTTCCCCTGTATGTTACGCTAGATGCAGCAGGAGTTGCTCCTATAACTGTACTTAGCGGCGGAGATATGAATGCAATTGCATCTTTTCTTGCTTCAGCTACAGATATTGCTTTATTAGCAACTAGTGCATCATAAGGACCGGACATAATTAAACCGACGTCTACTGATGGATCATTAACAACATCAAGAGCACTAATCACATTAGCTGCTACAGCTGCAGGATATGTTCCGTTTCTAAATGTGAAGTCAACAATTCCATCACCGCTGCCAGCTGTTTGCGTGTAAATTGTATTCACATTAGCTGCTTGTCCCCAGTTTGTTCCAGCAGTTGGGTGACCTAGCCAATACACCCAGCGACTCTGATTAAACAATACGTCTCTATAGTAGAGGCTATTGTTGTTTTCATCACGGGAATTAGATGCCTTAGAAGCAACAAACTTTTCAAGCACTGTATTAGCAGCACCAGAAATTACACCAGTTCTATCTAGAACAACAATATAAACTTCGTCATTAGCAATAGGAGCAGAAGTGTTTGCGCTGAAATTCTGTGCTACATAATAACTTGTTCCTGGAGCACGATCAAATAATGAAGACCAAGTCCAATTATTAAACTGTGCGGCACTTGTATTAGCAAACATTGAAACAGTAATATTGTTTCCTAATGCACCAGCATATCTAGCTGCAAATACTGCGTTAGTAACTACTGTATTATTTTCAATAAAGTTGCTTGAATATTCGTTTGAATTTTTAATCAAATATCCTGTAGCAGCACCTGCAGCAGTATTAGCTGTAGCATTTAAACCGCCAGTATCTGCTCTTACGACAACTAGGCTATCAGAATATTGAAGAAAGTTGGCTGCAGTCCAGAATGTTGCTGCTGCATTACCTGAAACTGCTGGCTCGCCGAAACGCTCGACAAGTTTTAATTCGTTTTCGATTGGCTGGACAATTCCGATAGGACCCCATGGAAACTCGCCAGCGATCGCGCCTGTTGAGCCACCTGTGGCTGGAATAACTGTTGTCAAGTCGAATTCTGTTACGTTCACTCCTGGTGATACTTGAAATGGCATTTGTGTACTCCTGATCTAAGGAACTGAAACCTGCTTATTATTTAGTTTTTTAAGTTTTTACAACATTCCAAACAGAACCACCCTGTACAAAAGAATCTTCCTCGCCATAATCTTGACCAGATATTGGCATGGGAAGCATTTCTTGTTCGATTTGATCCATCTGTTCTCTATACAGTTTATCTTTGATATTTGTATCGCAGAGATCAGAGAAAAATTCTTGGTTTGTCATCCAAGAAAATAATACAAGGCACATTACCAAGTCATCATGACTGCCTTCTTCGGCTTCATAACTAGATCCTTTATTTATAAAGGTAGAAAGTTCAGAAATTATATGGAAATCTTCTACTATAAGTTTATAGTTTTCTATCAACGACTTCATCATTACGCATCCCATGCGCTTTACAGATTTAGTGGTGCGTATTCCTCTCTGTACACTATTACTAAATGACCAAGTCAATCCAATTTTTTTATTTACTTCACCAGTACATAAAATATTCTCATATTCATAGTCGTAGAATAAACTTTCTGCAATATGCTGACCATTATCATTAATTTCTACCAATATGTAGCACTGATTATAGTATTCTCCAATCTTTTTAATAATAGAAGGATAAACCATTGGAGATATTTCGTTATCTCTGTATACTGCTACAACTTTATAAGGTATTTGTGTTACGTCAATAACAACAAAAGCTGAGTAATCTAAACCCCTTCCTCTAGCAGTATCTACTATCATGATATATCTATTGCCTTGTATTGGCTCTTGATGAATCGATAAACCTAGTAAGGTAGAGCCAGGTTTAGGTGCTTTGAACGCCAGAGTCTTCAATATACGACCAGAGATAAGTGTTCCAGCACTACCATGGAACTCGCATTCCATTTCTTGATAGTATTTTTCTTCTCCAAGCACCTTTAACTGTTCAGCTGCCCATTCTTCAGTTCTTCCTGGAACCTGTCTCCAGTTAGCCTCAATGCTTATAAATCCATTTCTATTTTCAGTGGCATCAGTCCACATCTTATAAAAATGATTCATTCCATTAGGTGTAGAAGAAATTAAAATCTTAGAGGTTTCACCAGAAGAAATAGTTGGATAAACAGAAGTAAAGAATTCTTCGGCTATATTACTCGGTACGAACGCAAATTCGTCTAGATATAGTAGAGAAATAGAATAACCACGAATGGCTGAGGATGCAGTTGATGTAGCCATTACACGACAATTATTTTCAAGCTCAATATCACCCTTGTTCCATACTTTTACACCCTGCTGTAGCCAAAAAGGTAAGGATTCATACGCAGTCTTGATGCGGTTTAAAATTTCACGAGCAGTTGGCGCTTTATTAGCCAGGATTGCTACAAATTTATCTTCATTGAATAAAATATACCATAAAATATATCCAACAACCATGGTTGTTTTACCAACCTGACGACCAGCTTTCACAATAACTCGACGATTATCATTGATGCTTGTAATGGCTGTTCGTTGAAATGGGTATAGATTAATCTGAACGAAACCTTTATCAAGAGTAATAATCTTGACATAGTTCTCTATAAAATAAACAGGATCATTTGCACACTTGATATATTCATCAACTTGCTCATTTGTCAGTTGTTGAGTAGTGTTTATTCTTTTTAGTTTTGGATTACCTAAGTAATGTTTTATTTTATTTTGCATCGCTACGAACTTTTTTCAATAACTCTGCAGTGCTGCCAACAAACACTGCCTTATCAACACTAACATGAGTTGGTGCAGAAGTCCCGCCTTCTAAATCTTTTCTTTGCTTCTGCAATACCATAAGTTTATCTGTCATATCGCTTAGATTTTTTAACATCGTAGCAGCTACTTCATATGCTCTTGGATGCTGTGATTCTTTTGCTACTTCAAGTAATCCTTCCAATGCATCGTTACCCTTTTCCAGTAAATTGTAATAATTAGAGCGCGAGTAATCGAAATCTTGCTGTTGATCTACAGCCATTGGCAGCTTTTCTTCAATAGTAGCAGGAACATTAGAAGAAGGAATGTATTCAGTTTCAAGAATAGAACTGAGATTTTTATCAATTTCACTCATATATAATATTTTAATCTATAACATCAATTGAAATACGCCCAAATTCGAATACAGCGCCAGAAGCATTTCCTGCAAATTTCAACATAATATTGAAACTTGTTCCACTGCCAGCACTTTGAAACGTAGATGGAATATAGAAAGGAGTTCCTTCTATTATTGTATCACAGTTAATATTATTTTCGTTTGTTAACACAAAACTTCCTAGTTGTCCATAACAACAATAATATTGCGGACTACCGCCAGGAGATTGAACGTAAATTGATAATCCAGCAAAAGTTCCAGTTGGGACATTTGTTTGTTTATATGAGCATTTAAATTTAACAGTTCTTCCAAGATATGCTGAAAATGGAGAATCTAACCAATTATTTGTAGAACCGCCCAATAATATTATATCATTAAGCGCAGTACTTGTGATTGTTACTCGTTGGTTATTTCCAAATCCATCTGCTCTTGCAACAGTATCAACGCTTGCTGATGGTGTTCCTGATTGTCTATTTGGACCCATAAAATAATGATAAACAGGATTACCGACACCAGAAGCACCAGTAAACCCAGTTCTTGATGAACTTAAAGTATTTTGAATTAATGGATCATAAAATAAATTTTGCGAACTGCTATCATCAATGTAATTATCAAGATAATGACTAATTAATGGTTTTTTTGTTCTGCTAATTTTAGTATTTAATTGATCATAGATCGCTTGTGTAATAGTATTAAATGCACCAAATCCAGTTAAATGAATTCCATCTTGTGTGTATGCTAAGTTTTTCCATGTATATGATCCTGATAATGGATCTGCAGTATACTGATAAGAATCTATCAGCACTATCCCAACTGTATTCATTGCATATTTGCGAATGAGACCATTTAATGCTAAAATTTGTTTTTTCATTGCAGTTGTTATCACACCATCTGATCTGGGTAATAGTGTGGATAATAACACAATAGCGCCAGCATTAATAACTTGAGAACAAGCTGATTGAATATTAGATAAGATTGTGCTGTTTGATACTCCTGCTGCAATATCATTAGTTCCGATCAATATCCAAACATAATTAGGATTAAGAGCTAAAACCTCACTAAATCTAGAAAGCATATTTGTTGATGTTGATCCACTAACAGCACGATTATAAATTCTCCCAAATGGTAAACCTAAAAGTCCATTTGCTTGCTTTAAAAAATTTCTATTAGTTTGAATACTATCAACACTTACATTATACTGTGTAGCTGTTGGACTTGCAGTTAATGGTACTGCGCCATTACTAAATGTGATAGCAGTTCCATTATTTGTTAATACAGTTTTAACACCATTCCATTCGGATTGATTAAATCCAGTGATATAAATTTGGTTTCCTGGTGCAACTTGTAGTGATGCGCCAGCATTGGTTAGAGTTCCAGTCGTCCCCGAACCTGAAGCACTTCCTGTTGATCCAGTGTAAACATACCAACCACCATCTGTTATTGAATCTCCAGCAGCAACTAATACAATCGAATCAATTGGTTGAATCTTAGTTAAACCTTGAACACCTTGTGTACCTTGAACACCTTGTGTACCTTGAACACCTTGTGTACCTTGAACACCTTGTGTACCTTGAACACCTTGTGTACCTTGAACACCTTGTGTACC